ACCAGTTGTAATAACTTCTAGTAAGTATTGATCATTATCAAATGTACCAGTTGGGTTATTGAAACGTGGAACTGAATGTTGCAAGTAATATCTTGTATAGAATGCAGTTCTGTTAATAGTATTTAAGATTTGATCACCTTGAGTAATCTCTCTTATTCTAAGATCAGTAGCAAAGAAGTTTTGTCTGTATCTTTCTGATAAGATTACATCTCTAGCAACTGATTCACCAAGACCCATTGCTTGTAAACCTGTACACTCAGTAACAACACACAATCCTTCAAACTCACATGGATTACCTGCGTAATCAACTAATGATGCATATAACTTAACTGGTTCTTTTTCAAAGAAATCAGAAGTTTGGAATGTACAGTCACTGAAATCAGTTCCAACATAAGCACCAAATAAAGTGATACCTGCATATTCACCTGGAGTATTTCCTGGAGATACATAGTTATCCCAAGTACCACCAATTGTATAACCAGCTGGAGCAACAAAACCTGTTGTATCAGTTCCTGGAGCATACCATAAAGAATTATCTTCAGCAGTAACTACTGGTAAAACAAATGGAGAAATTACAGTTTGAGCTGAACTAACAATTGTATTAGGAATAATTTGACCAACAATTGCTTGAGCCCATTGAATCATAACTAAAGTACCATCAACTGGAGTTGGAGCAAGTGCTCCTGCAGGACAACATCCTGTGTAAGCTTCAACAGTTAAGTAAGCATTGTGATTTAAAAATCTTAATGCAGGAGAACCTTTAACATCAATACGTAAAGAGTAAGTCTCATCACATAAAAATTCTCTTTCACAAGTACCACCCTCAGCTTCAGTAAAAGGTGTAAACCCAATATTAATAACATTTTGTTGAGCAATGTTAGGATCTACTCTGTAGAATCTATTAACATACTTAGGGTTGATGATTTTAGATTTATTAGATTCTAAATATCCACCGTGAGAACCAATTTTGTCTTTAGAATATAAAGATCCTGAAGCAAGAATTAATGGACAACATCCTGTAGGAGGTGTGTTAACATTAACAATATCCCAAGTTTTTGGATCAACAAATGCATAATCACCTGTAGCAAGAATGTTACCTGGTGTTCCTAATTGTCCTTCACCAAGGTCAGTAAAACCTTGTGTTCCAACAAAAGCCTTTTGAAAGGCATGATTAAAATAAGCCATAATAATTTAATTTTAATTAATAAATATATATATAATATAATAAAATAATTTCAATTTACAAAATTATTTTAAAAATAATAATTTAATTGTTTCTTTCTGCTGTCTCTGTTCCTCTAGAGAATTGATTACCTGATTCAATATCACCAGCAAGTATACTAACTGTCTCATCAATTAGTACTTCAACTATATCATCTTTAAATTCACATTCTACATTTGTAGTAGTTTGTACACTAGTGTAAGGATCTATACATCCTTGTATCTCAATTTTTATTGGTTGTCTATAATATGTAAGACTACCAGAACTGATATCAAAATCATTATTTGTATACACATTGACTCTATTATTTTTTAAAGTTGCAAATGTTTCAGCCCACTCAAAACTAGGTCTCTTAGCATTATCAAATAGTAATTGATTTAAGTTACCTTCTTCTGCAAGATACACTGACATTCTTCTGTCATCACAACATCCTTTTCTAGCTTGAATATCTACACGTTTCCATTGTAAATAATCAGGAGGTAAATCAGAATAAGAAGATATATCAGATTTAACAAATGGTACATTAATAGTATCTAGTAGTATTTGTAAATCATCTATTCTTCTAGTAGACTGCTCATCACCTTCTTTCACAATATTGATACCATGAAGTTGTCTTCTGATCCATTCAACCTGGGCCTTATTAAAAGATTCCACTACTTGCCAACATTCAATGTTGTCATAGTCCTGGCTGTCCAATTTATTAAGACGTTGTTTTACTTTTATAACTATAGTACTATTAAGCATCTGTTATTTCTTTTTAGTTTTTACAGTACCACCTTTTTTATGAATATCAAAAATTTTACCTGGTTTTTTAAAATCACTAGTTCCAAAATATGTACCATCACTACTATTCATTTTAAAACCTTCTTTTCTTTTAAACCTGTTAATATCTTTATTTTTCTCAACAGCTTTATTATAAGTAATTTCAGCTTTATCATAAAATTTATTAGATTTTGGTTTATCAGCAGTAAAAAATTTTTCTGATTTTTGTAATTGATTAACAGCTTTTCTATTGGTAATATTTCTATCAACTCTTTTTACAGCAAGTTTTACTTTATCTGCAAATCCAGGACCTGTTGAGATTCCTTCTTCAGCTTTAGGTAAAGATTTTGCAACCATAGCATTTCTAGTTTCATTAGCTTTTCTAAATGCAGTTAAGGGATGTTCTTTAGTTATTGTTTTCTTTTTCATAATATTTAATTTAACAGTTCCATTTTCTTAAAGCAAGAGTCTTTCTTGTAGGCTCTCCATTTGGTTTTTTAGCAGGACCCTTAACCCCAGACATTCTAGCACAAAATGATGCTCTACGTTTAGCATCTTTACTACCAGGTTTAAGTTTAGAAGGTTTTGTAGTTACAGCCATTTTTAATTTTGAAGATGGGTTAGCTGCTCTATAAGAAGCTACTCCTTTAGCATTTAATCCTCCGGTTTTATTCTTACCTTCTGATCTTGTCCAAGCTGGTGTCTTTGCCATAACTATTTCTTTTTAGTTTTAACAATACCACCTTTTTTCTTTACTCCGGATTTTACTTCTTTTTTTATATTATTTAAAAAAGGTATTACATCCTTTTTTTTAATTATTTTTTTGGTTGTTGCTAAAGAATTAGTTGTTTTTAAAGTAAAATTTTTTTTACCGCCACTATAACCTGTAGTATCTATAGAGATTTGTGAATTTTTGCCGGTTCCATAAACAGTTCCTTCTGGACTTGCATAATAACTTGTACCAGATTTATTATTATTTATAAGTTCAGTATTTAACTTAACACATTTTAATTTGTTTGGATCCCAAGTTTGTCCTTTAGGACAAGTAGTTTTTTTAATTGCCATTATTTCTTAGTTTTTTTATGTGCACTATTTTTCATAATCTTACCATCTGGCATCATATGAGAGCCCTTAGGTACTTTAGGATTATTTTTATGCCATTTTTTTTCAGCAGCAACACCTTGTTTAACAGTCTTAGCTTTAGCAACTCTAGTTAAACTAATAGTATCATATGATCCTTTATCTTTAGTAGGATGTGTAACCATAATATCACCAACTTTACCCTCACCTCTTTTAGTAGTCTTTTTATATACTACATGCTTTTCACCATTTGTAGTAACTTTAACTTTACTTGCCATGACTATACATTTTTAACTCTTCTACCCATACCTACTTTAGACTTTTCAGCTTTCTTTGCAGCTAGTTTAGAAGGAGTAATTTCACTTTTAGTTTTAGGAGTAGCACTTGATACTCTCTTGGTTGGTCGGCAGTATTCATTTTTACCACCAGCCCCACAAGCTTTTCCTGATTTTGTATCTTGCCACTTTTCTGCTTGCCATCTTTTTAAGTTTGTTCCTGCTTCTGTTTTTCTAACAGTACCAGAACCTTTCCTACATTTAGCAATAGCTTGAGAAGCTCTAGCTGAAGGAAACACAGCATACTGTGCTTTTACTTTAGAATAACATGCATCTTTTGGCATAACTATTTCTTTTTAGTTTTGACTACTCCACCTTTTTTTTTTATAATTCCACGGCCTTTAAGAATATCAGCTTTAGTTACTTTACCATCTTTATTTAAATCTGGAAAAGATTTTACTGATCCTCCTTTTTTCATCATCATTTTAGCTTTAGTAACTTTTTCTTTATCACGTAACTTAGTTGCTCTATCAGTATTACCTCTTGACTCAGCTCTTAATGCTCTTCTTTCTCTACTTTCATTTATAACACCTCTTACTTTATTTATAAATGTTGCTCTAGGTACTAATGAAGGAGTAGTAGAACTAGCATCTTTTTTAGTTTCTACAGGTTTAACTGTTTCAGGTGTTTTAACTTCTGCAACTTTTGTAGTTTCTGTTACTTTAGGAGTTTCTATTGCTTTTACATCTTCAACTTTTGTAGTTGCTGTAGTTGCTGTAGTTGCTGTAGGAGTTGTAGGAGTTGTTTTAGCTTCTGTTGTTTTAGCTTCTGTTTTTTTAGTTTCTTTTTTAACAACAGGTGTAGTTTTATTAGTATCTTTTGGTGGAGCTACTACTGCTGGTTTAGGTTTATTATTAGATGTAAAAGTTGTACCATCTTTTTTTACAACTTTAACATATTTAATTCCTTTTGCATCAGTATATGTTGTAGTTTTAGTTCCCTCTTTATTAGTATTTGTTTTAGTAGAAACAACTGGTTTAACAACTGGTTTAGGAGTTACTTTAGTATCTTTTTTAACAACTGGTTTATTATCTACTTTAGGTTTAGGAGTAACTTTAGGTTTAATATCTGCTTTAGGTTTATCAGTTACTTTTTTATATTTACTAATACCATATCCTACTAAAGCTGCAGCTGCAGTAATACCAGCACCTATTAAAGCTTTTTTACCAAGTTTCATTTTTTTGGCAACTGTTACACCGTTTTTTATTTTATTTACAAAACCAGTAGATTTAGCTTTTTCAGCAGCATCTTTAGATCTTTCTGCTAAAAGTACTGTTTGATTCATTTTTCTACCATTTTTAAAAGTTTTTGCAATAACTTTTGCTCCATCTTTAGATTTTGTAGAAATTCTTTTTGCATTTTTTTGAATTGCTTTATTACGAGTATCAGGCCCTAATATTGGTGCAACAGCTTTAACTACAGGTTTAATAGTTGCAGTAGTAACTGGTTTTGAACCTACTTTATAATTTACCCCCTTACCTGTTTTAATTTGTTTACTTCCGGTTTTTACTGGTTTTGAACCAGTTGACACAGGTTTTGATCCTGATCTTACAGATCTGCTTGTTCTGTTTGCAGGTTTAGAAGACAAAGGTTTTGTATTTGCAACAGGTGTAGTATTAACAACTTTAGCTGAAAGGTTAGGTTTACTTGCCATTTTTGCAGCATTTGCTTTATTTGCTCCTGCTGTTCTAGCAGCAAGTGCTTTATCTGCAAGTACTTTTCTAGAAGCAGCTTGAACAGCTTTTGATGCTGTAGATTTTTTTGTACCACCTCTTGCCATTTCATTAAGAGTACCACCTTTTCTACCAAATCCCATTTGAGAAGAAGTCCCCATATTTTCTTGAGGTATACCATATAATTGTACTGGAGCTTTTTTTACTGCAGATCCTCCTAGTGCCATTTTTTTAGTGCCTCCACATTTAGCACATCCTATCTTTGCCATAATAATTTATTTTAATATTATTAACATTTTTTACCTTTAGTACCTCCCATTTTCATTTTAGGAGATGGCTGTGGTTTGTTTACTTTACCTGGAGATTTTCCACCTGGAGATTTTAATGCATACACTGGAGAATTGGTTCCACCTACTCTGCCTGTTGCTCTTTGTTGTACATTTACTTTTGCGTTAGCCATGATATATAGTTTAAAAAAGCATACCAGCATTACTGGTATACTCTAGATTTATTTACATATTCCACAGTTTTTCAACTTGTGCATTTAAATCCTTTAAGATATCCTCATTTAAAGGGTTTCTTAAGAACTCAGTTACATCTGAAACATTTCTACCAAGTAAGCTATTTGTCTTAGTATGATAGATATGTCCATCTGACTTATTAATAATATACTTAAAAAATATGGAATCTTTTACAATTGCTTTAATTTTTAATGTTTCCATATCTAAAGCAGCAGCTTCTAAGAATCCTTTTGCAGCTCTTTCTTTGTTTCCTTCTGTACCTTCACCATTAATATGTCTATCCATATTGTCATAGATTACATCATTAGGTGTATGTTTTTTATACTGTATACTTGCAGTATCAACGGATTTAGCAATGTAGAATAATTTAGTACTATTTTTATCAAATAGTTTTTGTAATTCAGCAAGTGCTTTATTTTTAAGTTTTTTGTATTCAGTTTTAATTCCACTTGTTTCTGTAACTTTATCTAAATAAAATTTTGGTGGAACTGCTTTTGATCTAGCATCATCATAACTTCTTGATATAAGAGAGAATCCTCCAGCTTCAACAGCATATAGTTTAATTCTATCATATGGATTAGCAGGATCTAAATATACTGGATCATTACCACATGACATATTTATTTTATTCCAGAATTCTTTATTACTTGGATTAAGTAACTTAATATCATTCCAAAATGTTGGGCTATCAATATCTACTACATTAGCTGCTAATTCTTTTTCTAATTCAGCTACTGCAATTCTGATCTCTCTAACTTTTGCAATTCTTTCATCTGCTGGTAATAATTTAATCTCAGGAGCAAATTCATTTAATCCTGTTACATATCTTACTACTCCATTTTGTTCTAAGCAAGCTAGTTGCTCATAATGTTTAACACCATCAAATAATGATTGGCCATAATGTTCTAATCCCATGTTTGACATTGAGTTGTCAAAATAAGGTTTAACAGAGATTTTATTACTCTTGTTAACATTTAATACTTCTACGTGTGTAAAATCCATTTTGTGTTGGTTTTAAAATGTTTATAATTGTAAATATAATAAAAAAGGAGGAGTTAAATCCCCTCCCTTTTTATGTTTCTAGTTTGACATATTAGAATGATCCACCTGTGATTGGATTTCTCATAACAATTTTCAATACTTTAGTTGGATCTTTAACCCAAATAGCTGGCATTGTTTGAGACATCATTACACGGTATCCGTTGAATTGTCCAGAAGACTGGAATCCTTGAGATCTACCCATATAATCCATTGTACCATTTTGGTACCACCATTTCAATTGATTATCCCAAGATAATTTCAACATGTAAATGTTGTCATTAGTGTTATCTGTGATATCAAAGATAATGAATGAATAAGAAGATAATGGGAAACCATCAATAATAGGATTCTCAATATCATTAGTGTGAACATTATCAAATGCAGGATTAAGTACAAATTTCACATTAGCCAAGAATGGTATAACGTAAGAAGTGTAAGCAAATCCAAAGTTTAAGTCCATACCTTTACCAGTGATAGCACCAATATCAGCAGCTTGAATTAATAAACCTGAAGAAATAGCTTCTTGTTTAATTGATTCATTAACCATACGCATACCACCCATACCTGTTTGAACAACAAGTTGACGTTTAGGATCTGGTCCTTGGAATTCAACTTTACCATTAAAGAAGTTATATAACTCACCTCTGAATAAATCCAAGTTAAAGTTATTTTTGTTATAAATTCTTTTGAAAGAGTTGTCTAATTGTTTCCACAAACCTACAGATAATCTTACATCATCAGGTCCATCTTGACGTACTCTACCCCCGTGTCCCCACATAAGGTAAGTCTCAATATCAGAAGCAATTTTAGTTAAGTGAGCAGCTTCCATGTTTGTCAAGAAAGTTCTTGATAAATCACCATTGTCAAATGCTTTTTTAACTGAGTCTTTACCCATTACTTTAACCATGTCATCCAAAGATGAAATAGATGGATCTAAACCTTTTAAGTGAGATCTCCAGATTTCAGTTACAGGAACTGTACCATCTGCATTCATTCCACCTTTGATCATTAAATCTGCTCTAGAAGAGATAGAGTAATGAACGTGAGCTTCAGCACCACCAACAAAGTTATAGTACTCACGGAATCCTGTGTTAGTTTGGATGTCTGAGAATCTCTCACCATACTCACCTCTAGCAGAACCTTTACGGAATACTTTAGTACCATTAGCTAAATAAGCATTATCAAGATACTTGTAGTTATCATTGTTAACTAACTGTACAGTATAGATAAAACCATCACCAATTGGTAAAATATCATCAGCAGTAATGTACATCTCACAACCATTGTATTTGTCATAAGTGATGATATCACCATGTCCAAATTCACGCTTGTTTAACTTGATTTTGAAAGTAGAACCTTCAATACCTTTTGCTGCATTTGCTGGCTCAATATCTTCAACTATGTAAGGAAGATCAATTGATAGTGGAGTTTGCCATTTGTACTCACCACGTGCGTTATCTACATTGATAACATTTTTTCCACCAAAAGAAGACAACTGGTATAAAGGCATTTCAACTTTTTGAGCCATAGCCCATAAGTCTACTGGACCTAAATCCATTGGTTCTGCATCTTTTAGCATGTTCTGTAAATGGTAAGAATCTACATGTGAACTAGCATTGTATGCCGTATCACGCAAGAAAATCCCATTATTTAATACTGGAGTTGCCATTTGTATTTATTTATTTATTTATTTATAATACTTTTTTAAAATCTTTTAAACATATTGTTGCCACCTGTTCTTGAGACTGTATTGTTTGATGTTGTTTTTCTAGTTTGTGCTCTTTCCTCATGTGGAATAGATGAAGCAATTTTTTTACCTTCTTCAGTCTTTAACATTCTTACAGTTTTTTCAGTAGCAATCTTAGTACCTTGATCTTTAATCTTACTTTTATATCCTTCTGGATCTGCTAATAGCCAAAGAGCTTCAGCAATAAGATCATGTCTTGGTTCTACAAACTGATATTTTTCTAACAAGTGTCCAAGTAAGTTAGTAGGTTTACCTGATATAGAAGGATAAGCTGGTTGAACTAATCCACTGTATAACATGTTTTGTACTTTCTTATCTAGTTTAACACCATCTAATTCACCTACTGATAATACATTATATACATTATCTGTATATTGTTTAGCAGCTTGTACTTGTTGTTCTTTTTTAGTTTCCTGTTCTGCAAGTTTTCTAGATACTATCTCTTCTTGCATTCTATCTAACTTAGGTTTAAACTGTCTAGCTTTTTGTCCTAACTTATCTACATCTGCCCAGTCTTCAATTTCTGACTCTATTTCTTCTGGTGTACCAAAATTAGTAGCCCAAAGATATTGTCTTGCAATTTCTGCTTGGTGATTCTCATCATCTGGATCAAGTTCAAATACTTCTTCTACTTGAGCAAGAGTTCTGAATAAACCTTTAAGATCTTGTCCACCATCTGCTACATATTTAGCTGCAGTTTTTAATTCATCAGGTAATGCATTAAAAAAATCTTTAGGAGCTGTCTCTTTAATTTTTCTTTCTTTCTCTTGAAAGTTGGCTTCAAATAATTCTCTAAAGTCTTTAGTAGTATAATCTTCTAAATCTTTATCATCATCAAATCCAAATAGAGTACCTTCTTCTATCATCTTAGCTGCTAACTCATGAAGACCTGACTTATCTATCTTTGGTCTTCCTTTGTTACCTGCATCTTCTTCTTGAGCAATAAGTTCATCTAACTCATCAATAGTTTCTTGGACTTCTTCCTTAGTAATAGTCTGCTCTGCCGTATCTGGTTTACTTGTTACACCAGTTTTGCTGTCAAGGAACTCATAATCAGTTTTTTTATCCTTAGTAAAAAGAGATTTCTTTTCTTCTTCTTCTTCTGGTAGCATCACGTTTTCTGCCCCAGGCATTCCAAATAATTCATCCAAGTTTACATCTACTTGTGATACAGTAGTATTTTCTTGAGTTGTTTGTTCTTCAGTATTCATATGTTGGTCTTTATGTTACTATAAATAATATAACTATTTTAATGCAAATAAACTTCAAAAATTTAGATTTGTTTAATTTTATTTTTTCATTTTTGGCATTATATGGCTAAGTGTTATTTCTTCTTATCAGATTTTCCTTTAACATCATATTTATTTTTGTTTTCTCTGGCCACTTGTAATTGTTTATCAGCAATATTTTGTTGAACTATGAGTTTTTCTCTCTCTAATTCTGTTTTCTGATTATTGTTAGAAGTTCTATTAGATTCTTTTTGTCTTTCAAGACTCATTTGACTAGTGAATTGTTCTGAGTTTTGTATTTCTCTTAAAGTATCATTGTAATCAGATTGTTGATTTTCATTAATATCTTGTGTAGCACCAAACCCAGCGGACCTAATTTCAGCAACAAGTATATCTCTCTGTCTATCTTTTTCTCCTCTAATGTCTTCTGAATCTCTTTTAAGTTTTTCATCTTGAGCTTTTGCTTGTAATGCTTGATCTTGCATATCTTGTTGATGTTTCATTTCTGCATCTTTCTGTGCTTTAACTTTTTGCTCAGAATCTTTAAGTACACTGTTTAATTCAGATATACTTTCTGATTGCATTAATCTTCCTAAGTCATATATTGAAGCTCCCGTAGTGTTATTAGTTATGGCCATATTTTTTAATTGCTCTAATACTGCTCTATAGTTAGCTTTAGTAGTTGCAAATATATTAAGATCTCTCATTAATAAATCTGTACCATTAATTTGAAAGTTTACTTTTTCATCTGCTGCCGTCATATATGATAACCTAGCAGAAGGTTTAGTAGATTGATAAAACTGTGCAAGATCTGTTCTCATCTGATGTACTCTTGGCATTAAATAATCTGAGTGTTGTATGAAGTACATTTCTGTTTGAGCATAAGATGATCCAACTGCTTGTTCTACACCTGTTGCAGTTTGTTGAGATAACTGCTGACCCATTCTTTGTGGATTAATACCTATAACTTCATATGCTTGTTGTTTCATATATGTAGCTAATTGTATCCTTGACATTAACCTGTTAGTTTGTTCTAGGTCTAATTTCTGAAAGTGTTGAAAGTTAAGAGCATTTTCTGTATTAGTAATACTGGTATCTAAAGGAAGCATCTGAAAATTTTTCATTGCTACATAAGCTTTAGCTAAATTGTTTTTACCCCAGTCTTCACCCATAGAGTGTCTTGGTAATGCATTCTGATCTAATAAGATAACTGTACCTAACTCATCTACTAAGATATCTGCTATTTGGTTATTAACAATATTATATCCTATTTGGAAAGGTTTCATTAAATCTATTAATGCAGTTGACTTAGTATTTCTATCTGAGAATACTGCACCTTCTACTGGTAGTTTACATCCGTATAAACTATTATCACCTTTAAATTGAAATCTAAGTGGTCCTATGTTTTGTTTATCAATACCAATATATAAAGGAGTAAATCCACCAGGGTTATTCATACCCCAGAAAGAAGGAATGTTTGGTCCAATTTTAATACCACCCCATACCTCATTAATCCAAATCCAGTCTATATGCTCACCATATACAATATTGTCTTTAGTTTTATTTTTAAAAAGTCTTGTATCATACACGGGTAAATCTGTTACTTTATAGTCTTCAGTAATAATTTCTGTAATTACTTCACCTGAGTCAGTAACTTTAGTTAAGTGACCTACTTTTCTTTGAGATTTCCAATATGCTGTAGTACAACGTAATAGATATGCAGTACCTTGATCATAATAATCTTCTCCTTCTCTAAGTATTTGGTTAACAATATCACCACTGTTAAATTCATTATTAGCTGCAGCAGTAGAATATTGTCTCATTCCTAATGAAGGCATGTTAGTATTCCATTCATGTGATTTAGTAGCATCATAAAATGATCCGTCATTCTGCACACCTCCAATGTTATATCCTGCTGATCTAATAGGATAAATAGCTTCTAATGATGCCATCTGATCTTCATTCATCATATATCCATATTTGTCAATAACATCAGCTACAGTTAACATGTCTGTTTTACCAACCCAATTAGATTGTGATATATATCTTGCATCAGGAGACTTGTGATAAAATGTAAGTACAGGATTCCATAATTCTACATCATAATCATCTTCCATCATACGCATGTGCCAGAACTCTCTATCTGTAATAAGCATATCTCTGAATCCTCTTTCTTCTAACTCATCTATTCTAAATCTTTCAGTATCAACTTCATGTTGATGAGAAGCCCATTGTTCTACTATAGATCTATAATCTTTTTTAAAGAATTGTTCTATTTCAGGTAATGTTTTAAGTTTTTCTGGATTTAATTGTTCTTGTGCTTCTGGAGATTCTGGATTAAGACCTTGTTCTACTAATGCAGATGTTATCTTCATCTGTGCATCTTGCATTAATGTGTCTTCTACCATCTGTCTTTTTTGCTCCATCATTTCATTATATGATCCTTCATCAACAGCACGGTATGTTAACTTACTTGATCTTTTAGCAAACTCAGCTACAAGAACATTAATTACATTGGGTATAATTGGATAAAATTTAAGTTCAAGTGCAGAAGAATCTTCTTTAGTAAGAGTCTCAATTATATCTCTATAATCATTATCTTCCTCTACAATGTAGTCAGACTTATCAATAACACCTTTAGCTAACTTATAGTTTTTCATTAACCTACGGGCATTTCTCTTAATCTGTTTAAGACCATTCCACTCTAACCAGTCAAGATTCCAAGCTGCCCACTTATCATCTTTTTCTACTTTAGGAATAAACTGTAAAGGTTGAGTTATACTACCTAACCTGTTATGTTCTGTCTTTGCACCATTCTTAATTTGTAAAGCGTTATATACTTGCATATTTTTTTATTTTAAATTTTTAAATGGTGATCTGTTAAATTTTTGATTTTCACCTAATCCACTTCTACCCATATGTCTAAAAGGACTACTCTTTAAGGTATACAAATTTTTTGAATTTTCCAATTTTTTACTTGCCTCATCTCTCACAATTCTTTTTGTGTAACCCATATTGGCTTGTTGAATTTTAAGAAATGAAACTAATGCAGCAAAAGCTACTAACCTATCCACGTTGAGTCCATCTTGATAAGCCTGCATTTCTTTCATTAACATTATATCCGGTATTCTTTCTACACCATAATGTATTTTTACAGTAGTACCATCATCTTTCTGTATATGATCTATCTCTTCAGTTAAAAAATCTTGAGTATAACTGATCATATGATTCTTGAATAGCACACCTGTATTTCTCCATCCGTATTCCTGGAATACATTTGCATTAGATCCTAAATCTTTTAAGAATACTATTTTGTTTCTTGGTACAAGATATCTTTGTTTCTTTCTTGATATCATGTGATTTATAAATTGAGATATGTTATTCTCTACTATAGTCCATGCATTATACCATTCTATTATTAACTCTAATCTCTCATGTGTTTTATTAATATCATCAAATCTTCCGCACCATGCTGCTACAATTTTATCTCTTTCTATAAATGTCTCAGCCTCACCATTAGTAACCTTAGTTACTTCAACTGGAGCTTTCATTATATATATGGAACATAGTGAGTCTGAGGTAGTTGTCTTTCCCTCTGCAACAGGGTCAATACTACCATAGTACATTCCAAATGTAGGATCTGGTACCGGTCTTTCCCATACTACTAATGTACCTGTTTTATCTTCTGTCTTTTTAGATATAGGAAACTCTGCTATTGGTAATTTATTAGTAGCTTTTACTTTTACTTTACCAGTTTCATCTCTAGATATATCAAGAAACTCTGAAGAGTATTCTTTTTCTTCTATTCTTTTTATCTGAGCATTTACAAGATGAGGTGGGAACTTAGCCTCTTTTCTAAATGCAAATGCCTCTTCTATATTTCTTGGATGTTGAGATACCTCAAGTTGATAATCTTTAGGTTCTTTATTTTTCTTGATTTCTTCAAAATATTCATCTAAAGCAATTAATGCTTCTTGGACAAGTGAATTACCATAGATATCTATATAAGGAGGCATAGACCATTGTTCAGGTATAAATAATCCTGATTCTCCCCATGTATTATCTTTATCTATTAGATTAGTTTTAACTGGATATATATCATTACTGATTGGATCAAGTATCATTTTTTTTAAAGGACCACATTGATCAAGATCTCCTACTGATCCTGCAGCAATAAATAATCCTGTAGTAATCATACCAGACTTAAGTGCTGGTTTAATATATCCAAAGGTTGTATCCATCTTGGGAGCAATTCCTGCTTCCTCATGAAAAAAGAATTTTACCGGACCCCCTACACCATTTGTTGGATCTTTTTCAAAAGACATACCTTGCATAGTACCTTTAAGTCCTATTTCAGCTTTTCTATCTCCTTTTCTTATCTCAATTTTTTGTTGCCACATCATTATTTTATCTGGAGACATAGGTCTATACCATGCAGTATGTT